GACAACCGCATCAGTGAATGACGTGATCCATTCGGCTAATTTTGCCAGGGTGTCTGCAAAGAATTCAATTGCAGCGTCTGTTATAGTGCCGATCCATTCGGTCAGTTTTGTTATGACATCTGCAAAAAACGTGATGACTGCTTCAGTAAACCCAGTGATCCATTCTGCCAGTTTTGTTATGATATCAGCCCAGAACGTAACCATACTGGTAGTATAATCGGTTATCCAGGTTGTGAGAGCCTCAATTATTGCAGCGAAGAAATTAGTTACCGCGTCAGTAAATCCGGTTATCCAATCGGTTAATTTTGTTATGATATCAGCGAAGAATGCAACAAACGCCGCTGAGGTGTCTAAAATCCACTGTGTAACAACTTCAAGAACTCCAGCCGCCCAGTCGGTGAATTTTTTAACTGTGTCAGCGAAGAATGTAATAAATGCCTCTGTTATGCTTGCGATCCAATCGGTTGCCTTTGTCAGTATGTCATCAAAAAATGTAATTATGGCGTCAGTGAACCCGGTTATCCACTCTGTGAGTTTTGCAATAATGTCAGCAAAAAAAGCGACCAGGGCGTCAGTTACTCCGGTTACCCATTCAGAGAGTTTTGCCAGGGTATCGGAGAAGAAATCAACGACATCCTGAGTTATGGTTCCGATCCAATCGGTAAATGATGCGAGTATGTCTGCGAAGAATGCAACTATAGATTCAGTGAACCCGGTTATCCATTCTGCCAGTTTCTCTGCAATGTCGGCGAACAGTTGAGCGACCGCAGCTCCGACACCAGCCGCCCAGGTTGTCACGGCAGTCAGTATTCCGTCGATGGTTGTAGTTATTGACTTTGCCAGACCTGTGAATATTTCGACTACTGTGTCCTGCAGGTCGGTAAACGCCTCAACAAATCCATCAGCAAACTCAACGACAGCGTCAATTATAGTCTCAAACCCGTCGGTGAGAACTTCAAATATCTCATCTACCGGGAATATGGTCCTGACAAACTCATCAACCGCTATTGCCGCGCCGGTCAGGGCATCAAGCACTTTCCCAGGCAACTCAAAGAACCAGTTGCCGACATCAACCCAGCTCACACCCAGAGCTGTAAGAATAAGTGTCGGGGGAAATATAACGGCCAGCAGCCCAGCAATTATTGTGTCAGGACCTATGCCAGATATCACATCAATTATTTTCCCAGGAATGTCGGTAAAGAACTTAATCACGTCGTCCAACCCGACCCCCATCTCTGACAGGATTTTTGCAGGTGGGAATATGATCCCTACTATTGCCAGGGCAACCGCCACCGGGTCAATGCCTGAAATGAACCCTATGATCTTGTTTGCGATGTCTGCGAACCATTCCCCAATCTGAGGAAAGAACTGATTGAGCAGCATGAGGATTCCGGCAGGAGGGAACAGGATACCGGCAATAAGCGCAGGAATATCTACCCCACCACCCCCGCCGGTTATGGCGTCAATAATCATTCCCGGCAGACCGGTGAAAAAGTCTATAATTCCTTGAAACGCAGCACCCAGATCGAAGTTTGCGATCCACTCCCCGAACGCCGCACCCTGTTCAATGATCCATGAGAACACGCCCAGCTCATTGAGTGCCCACAGGGCAGCCAGGGCGATCCCTATCCCTATGATGATTGGAGCTGCTGCAATGAGAGCGGGTATAAGGGCAGCGGTCATAGAAGTGCCAACCCCTAAGATACTGGTTGATAATCCTCCAAGGCCAGATATTATTGACGTTGCAGACATCGCCTTCATTGCAGTAGAGACAGACTGTAATATGGTTACGCTTCCCCCTATTGTGGTAATGGTTCCACTGAGCGCACCTAACCCGGCTAAAACATCCCCTGCGGGTGCAACCACACCGCCAAGAGCAATACCAACCTTATCAAGCTGTACCGCAAACCCTTCAGACGCACTTATACCCGCGTTCTGTGCATCTGCATACTTTTGGGTTGCTCCGGCAGAGTCCTCAAGTTTCCCGCTCGCTGTTGCAACCTGTTCACCGGTGAGTCCAATTGCCGCCATGAACTCTTCGGTTGATATTTTCCCGTCTTTGTTAGCATCTGCGGACTCATCGATCCCTTTTGCAAGCTCCTGCATGGCTAACCGGCCTTTAATACCCTTTTCTGAAAGTCCAATAAGAGCGGTCTCCATATCTTTCATGGATAAACCGTTCTCAGCAAGTTTTGGGGCCATGCGGGTAATGACTGTCCCAAACTCCCCGGCACTGACGCCGGTCGTCATAAACATGGTAGTAAGGCCATCGATGTACTGATCTGCATCAGCAACCTCAATACCGAACGCCTTAAACGCAGGTGTCAAAGATTCTACAAGGGCCGCTCCAGGTGTGCCTATTGCATCCCCGAGGGTATCAAATGCGTCCCCGGCAGCCTTTAAATCTTCGGTGGATTTAAGCCCGGCTTTTCCTAATGCCTCAAAAAGAGCGGCTGATTCTTCTAAAGAGGTATCAGCAGAGTATAACCCATTTATGAGTCCCTTCATTTCCTCGGCAGTATTTCCGGTTTGTAAAGCGGTAACTTGAGCGGCAGAATCCAAGGTTTTGAATCTGTCAACTGTAGATCCAAGCTGATCAGAAAGAACGCCAACACCGACAGCAACGCCAGCGGCAGAAGTCGCGAATCCGGTAAGTTTGCTCGTGCTTTCGTTTATTCCATCGGATAGGTTGTCCTTTAATGATAATACTACGAATAATTCTGCCAGGCTGCCTTCCATTAATCTTTTACCCCGTAAATTTCAATTACTGCCGAATACAGAAATGCTAGTTCTTCTTCTGTGCAAGTTTCAAACTCATGAGGGAATTTACCCATTTTTTCACAGAGGGTAAACAACCACTTTCCACTATTTGTTTTTCCGAAATTTACCGGCTAGTTCCCGCCCCTTCCCGACGTGCTCCAGGATTGACTTTATTATTTCGCCCTTGTCGCTCGCCGAAATGCACCCCGAAACAAAGAACTCATAATCCAGGGACGGATCAACACAGAGCTTTCCGAGCAAAACGGCAAGGCGGGCGTAACTATCAGCGATAACATCAACCCCGGTTGTAATGGCTGAAATGTCTGATCCTTTTGCCTGCATTTCAGTACCAACCCTGAACACGTCGGCCTGAAGTTTTACCAGCTCTATAACTTCCGAGTCTGTAGGGATGTAAACTTCGATTTCAAGCCCATCATCCAGAGGCACAAAAAAGGTGTCTGAATGAGCTCTCCTCATCAGGCGCTGAGCTAGAGTCTGCATTTCTGAAGACTCAATGGTTTTTTCTTGAACCCGTGCCGAAATTTCTGGGTTATCCTTGGTCAATTCTGCTGCTGTTTTCCCTGCCATTATGTCATCCGTGAACGAAGAATGTAATCAACGTCAAACGCAAAAGACTCCTTATACATGTCTTCAGTGGGGAACGTCTGTCCGTAAGAGTTTGCTGTTGCACCGATAAGGAAGAACTTATCGATAACCGCACCGGAAGAATTAAACCGCTTTCCGACGAGACAACCAATCTTCTTAAACCCTGAAGACTTGTTAGAGAGTTTTTTCCACCCGCTTTTTGGAGAGTCTGCCAGAACGTAACCAAACAGGAGCCCCACGAAATCGAGCGTATATGTGAGCTGTTCCAGGGTTGCTGTAGATTCTGCCACACCGACAGTTACAAGCTTAGTAGACTGCCCGTGGACGGCCTCTTTCTTTGAACTGGCCTTGGTATCAGCCTTAACGTCCTTGGAACTCGCAACGTGAGTGAGCCCGGTTGTAGCAATATCTATGTAATAGATATCACAAACTTGGCCCTCTTTGAGCCCGGTATAGTTGATAGAGTCGCACCCGTCTGCCTCTGTTGCTGCTGTAGTTGCCCCACCGAACCGTTCAAAAACTCCGGTAGGAACACCGTCAACTACTAACCAAACAGATCCAAACTCTGCCAACTTTGCGAGTGAAATCAGGTTAGCGCTTGCCTGCCCTGAAGAAACCGTTACAGTCTCCTGAGCTACGACACCGCCACCATACCATTTTACCTCAGTGCCTTTTGGCACATCGGTTGAAACTACATCTGCCATTTTTTTATACCTCTGTGAAACTAATCAATACATCTCTTGGGATATGATACCAATCTAACGGATGAGGTACCATAGTACCCCCGGTCACGGTTCGTTTGATAATATCATACGAACCTACGCCGGTTACTGTCCACCGCTCAACCCTGGTATCTGAATGAATCGGTTTGTGGAGAGCGGTTTTTACTGCTGCCGAAAGCGCTTCTACGTTTACCGGGCTTCTTAATCCTCCTTCTGCCCGTGGTGGGTTGTCCCAACAGGATACCTGAACCCGGACCTCGTTTAATTTTCCTACCTCTCCGTTCGGCACATCAGACGTGAGATGAACCGATATGCACGGAAACGTAGGAGAAGAGGGGAGCCCGTCAACATACACCCTGGTTGAAACCAGAGACGTGATCCCGCTGGTTGCGAGGAGTTTATCACGAACCATGAACTTAATCAGGCTGATGATATCACCTCGATTTGTTTAAGAAGCGCGCTACGCAGTTTTTCTTCAATCTTGTCTTTGTTCTCATCCCAGGCTGGACGGATAAACGGGTGTGGTTGGTTCCCGTGCCAGAGAACCGACTGCCCTACTTCAATCCCGAATATATCAGCCCACTTCTGGCTCTTTACCTGCCACAACCAGGGAGTCTGTCTTCCCTGTCCGTTCTCTGCATAGATACCGGTTCCATACTCCTGATAAATCGCGTAGTTTATCGCGGACTCTGCGAATATCCCGGCCTTAACATTGAGTTCTGTATCCGTGCTATCGTCCTTTACCTGAATGTTCGGCTTGAGTTTTTCTGTATCAGTGGGCGCTTTACGTGCCATCATATCGGCAACATCGCCCATGTTCTGAAACATCTCCTTACGGATAGATACCACCGTGCCACCGAGCGCCTCAAGTTTTTTTATGAGGTTGTCCATACCCTCGATCTCGACATTATCAGCCATCGACAGCCTCCAGGTCCAGGACCAGATGAGAAGTTCCCCTGGCAAGCGGAGCAGGTTTCACCGACTTTATCAGGTACGTCCTGGCATATGGAGCGGTTAAACCGACAATGGTTTTCCCCTCCACGGCCGCCGCTCCTGCCGGCACAATACATTGTGGCGTCCGGGTTGTGTGGTATCCTGCATCCCCTTCGCGCTGGTAACTAGGCGCTGGGGTGTCAAACCGGCACGATATAGCCGTATAAACTTTTGTTGTTGCCTTTATCCCTGCAATGTCAGCCGCACCAAGCGTCTCTGACGTCTCTAAATTCGCAGAGTGAATAAGAAGACTCGCAGGATACGTCATTAAGCATCAACCCTTGAAACGAGAGCACCAAGGCCACTAGAAGCCTCTGCAATTAGTATAGCCTCTGCTTCATCCCGTAGTTGATTGATAATCGCTTCTGTGCCTCCCTTGTGAGAGTAGCCCAAGGTCGACACATCAAACGTTCCATCAAACCGGTTTCGGTCTGCTAAAAGGCTTTTCGCGTATGCCAGACATGCTGTCTGCCCCGCCGTATCAGAGATTGATAATCCGTGTGCTGCTACAAACGCATCTATCAGCCGATCCGCTTCTGCCAGGATGTAATCTATGATAGTAGAGTCCAGGCTACACCCGGTCATAGCAATAAAAAAAGCTGAGGTTATTCTAGCCATATATACCCCTTTCTTCCTCTCTGGTTTTGTGTGTCGATTGGAGTCATGGCAATTCTATGGGTTTTAATCCTCTGCTGGTCGTTCATTTCGGCAGTCTGAACTGCCTCTTGGTAAGTTTTTGTCAGAAAATTTGCATGATTGGTAGTAAGCACCATAGGCGCTCAGTACTCAATCCTGCACGCGGCTGTAGCGTCAA